CAATCATGAAGGAGAACATTTGCTATTTTCTGGATGCTCAACAACATTTGGAATTGGCCTAGAAGAAGATGAAGTTTGGTCAAAAAAGTTATACAATAGAATAAAAGAAAATAAAAAAGTTTCTGGATATTTTAATTTAGCAATGCCAGGAATCGGATGTTTAGAAATTGTTGCTAATATATTTAAGTATATAGATAAATTTGGCAAACCAGATCAAATTTTTATTTGCCTGCCAGAAATAGGCAGAAATTATATTCCAATCAATGAAGAGACCAGAAAATTCTTAAACTATCCTGGTGATTTTGAGGCTGGATCAGTAAGGCATGGAACTTATACAAAAGACACGGACGAACAATCTTTAGAGGTTCTTAAAATTAACACTTTTCACTATCTGTTATTTTTAGAACTTTATTGTAAATCAAACAACATTAAACTATACATGTTCTCATGGGACTACAATTTTCCAGAAATGGATTTAGAAACACTTTGGTTTTTTCCAAGGACTGATTTTATAGATTTTTTTAAAAAACATGCAGACAGTTTAATTAGAGATAGATTTGCAATAACATCTAGGGATAACGAGCATGTAGGAACATCCTATCATCTTTTTTGGTGTGATCGTCTTTACAATATGAGTATAAGGGAGTACGCAAATGTCAACTGAAGCAGAGTTAGTAGAACATTTAGATCAGGTCAATAAGGTTGTTGAAGAATATCTAAAGGGTAATGATCCAACAAAAATATCAAAAGAATTAGAAATTCCAAGGGTGCGTGTAGTTGCATTAATAAATGAATGGAAAGTGATGGCATCAGCAAATGATGCAATCCGTGCAAGAGCAAAAGAAGCATTGGCATCAATGGATGCTCATTATGGAAAACTAATTACAAAAGCATACGAAGTTATTGATGAAGCAAGCCTTGGCAATAATCTTTCTGCAAAAACTCAAGGGATTAAACTGGTTGTGGATATTGAAAAAGCCAGAATTGAGATGCTTCAAAAGGCGGGACTGCTAGAAAATAAAGAGTTAGCAGAAGAAATGGTAGAAATTGAAAGACGTCAAGAGATTCTTGTAGAAATTTTACGAGACATCGCAAGCGAACATCCAGAGGTAAGAGATAAAATTATGAAACGTTTATCTGACATTGCTAAAGATAATGAGGTGTTAACAATTGTCCACGACGTTCAATGATTTTTTAGAAGTATTAAAAGATAGTGTTTTTGAAGAAAGACCAGTAGATGTAAAGACATTTGTTGAGTCACCAAACTATCTTGGACAGCCACAACTTTCAGAAATACAATATAACATTGTAGAGGCAATGAGCCAAATTTATTATAAAAAAGATCTTGAAGATTTAATGGGGACAAATGATGGAGGTGCCTATTATGACAAATATACAAAAAATGAAATTATATTACAACTTGGCAAGGGTAGCGGAAAAGACTTTACCTCTACAGTAGGATGTGCATATTTAGTATACAAACTCCTATGCCTTAAAGACCCAGCGAGATACTTTGGTAAGCCAGGTGGAGATGCTATTGATATTATTAACGTTGCTATTAATGCTCAACAGGCTAAGAATGTTTTCTTTAAAGGATTTAAAACAAAGATTGAAGGATCACCTTGGTTTGCAGGAAAATTTTATGCAAAAGCAGATAGTATAGAGTTTAATAAGTCCATTACGGTTTATTCTGGACATTCAGAAAGAGAATCGCATGAAGGTTTGAACTTAATACTTGCAGTGCTTGATGAAATTTCTGGTTTTGCATCAGAAGTTGGAACTGGAAATGAACAAGGCAAGACTGCAGAAAATATTTATAAGGCATTTCGTGGATCAGTTGATTCTCGTTTCCCAGATTTAGGCAAAGTTGCATTACTTTCATTCCCTAGATATGTTGGAGACTTTATTTCAAAAAGATATGACGATGTTATTGCAGAAAAAGAAGTAATTGAAAAACATCATAAATTTATTATTAATCCCACTCTGCCTGAAGATCATCCAGATAATACATTTGAAATTACCTGGGACGAAGATTATATAAAGTCTTATAAATTCCCAGGAATTCTTGCATTAAAAAAACCAACGTGGGAAGTAAATCCAACTAGAGATATTGAAGACTTTAAACTTTCATTTTTTACAGACCTTGGTGATGCCATGATGCGCTTTGCCTGTAAACCAACATATTCTTCTGATGCATTCTTTAAACAAAGAGATAAACTAGAAAAATGCATGTCATTAAGAAATCCAGTAGACAGTTCAAGAAGATTTGATTCTTCTTTTCAACCAGATCCAGAAAAAATATATTATATTCATGCTGACCTTGCACAAAAACATGACAAGTGTGCCGTAGCAATTGCACACGTTGATAAATGGGTTAGTCTTCAAGTATTAAAAGATTATGAACAGGTTGCTCCAATTGTTATTGTTGACGCAGTTGCGTGGTGGGAACCAAAAACAGAAGGCCCAGTTAACCTGAGCGATGTAAAAAATTGGATTATTAATCTAAGAAGGCAGGGATTTAACATAGGCTTGGTTTCTTTTGATAGGTGGCAATCATTTGATATTCAAAATGAATTAAAATCTGTCGGAATCAAAACTGAAACAATATCTGTAGGGAAAAAACACTATGAAGATCTAGCAATGCTTGTATATGAAGAAAGAGTTGCTATGCCCATGATTCCCTTATTGCTAGACGAGATGGGTGAACTTAAGATTATTAATGACAAAAAGGTTGACCACCCACGTAAAAAATCTAAGGACCTTTCTGATGCTGTATGCGGAGCGGTCTTTGGGGCCATTAGTTTTACGCCTAAAAATGTAAATCAAGAAATAGAAGTACATACGTTTAAAGATAGGCCAAAGCAAGTTGACGACCTACCAGACAACGTGATACAATATAAACCTATCCCAGATGACGTAAAAGATTATCTAGATAGATTCAATCTAATATAAAAAGAAATAGGAGAAAAATGAATTCATTCAAAAAGATAGCACTTGTTACCGCTGCAGCGATGGCGAGTACATTTTTTACTGTTATGCCACAAGCATCAGCAGCAGTAAGTAACGGATATGTATTATCTGATTCACTATCTGCAGGGGCTCGTGGGGTCACAGTATTAACAGACACAACTAAGGCAGAATCTGGAGTCAATGCGGTCGTTGTATTAACAACAAGCGACACTTTGGCCTCTACAGCAGACGATAACGTTTCGTTAGAAATCTCTGGTCCTGCTACATTTACTGATTACACAGCAGCAGGGTCAAACCCTACTGGAGTAACACTTACTAATCTAGGTAAGTTGTTTACATTTACAGCAACAACATCAACAGCAGTTACACTGCCAACAAATGTTAAGTTGACTGTTAATGGTGCAGGTACCGTAACGGTAACACAAAAGAAGAAGGTTGGCTCAACCACTTCTACTATTGATATTAAAACTATCTATGCTGGAACAACTGTAAAAACAAACGTTTTGTCTGTAGCAGACTCTTACGTTCGTGTACAAGATTCAGCAACAGCAGGAACATTAACATCTAGTGTAGATGTTGCAACTGCAACAAGCGTTACTAATGCGGGAACGGGATACGTAAACGTTCGTGCAATGGATGCTTATGCAGCACAACTATCAACTAGCGGTGTAATTCAAGCAACTGCAACCAATGGTGCGGTAGTAGCATGGGATGCTGCTCCAAGCACACAGGTTAATACAGCAGCCAAAACAGGAACTTCTGGAGTTTTATATGTAGTTCAAGGAACTGCAAATGAAAACAAGCCAGTAAACACAACAATTACAATTACTTTTAATGGTGTAACTCTTGCAACTAAAAGTATTGCATTCTCAGGTCGTGCAGCATCAATCTCCGTAACAGGTGTTGACATTGCACTATCTAATGGAGCACGCACAGGAACTTATGACTTTGTAGTTAAGGATGCTGCTGGTAATCAATTGGCTGGAGTTACTCCAACTGCTGATACCACAAAGTATACTTCTCAAGTCACTGCAGTTTCTGTAGGTGGGGCATCATCTGCTACTGCCGTACAAACTGGTGGTTGGACATGCGCTGCTAC